TTACTGACATTCCTAAAACAGGACTACCAAATAAAATCTCTGCCATTACCCCAAAAGATAATAGACCTACAAATAAAGATGTCATTTTACCAATAAAACCATTTACTAAACTGAATATATTTTCCATTTTTTTATTTTTTTTAAATTATTAATTATATTAAAGTTTATAAGCTACTCCTAGCATAAATTTACCTTCTTCTTTTTTTAACATATAAGAAGGTTCAAGATACAACTTATCCATAACCTTGATAGAATAACCTATTCCATAATCAAGACTATCTAAAGCCATTTCAGTTGAACTTTCTACAGAAATATAAATGTCAGAAGTTACATTGTATCTTCCATACATATTATAATCATCTCCTGCAGATTTTACACCAACCATAATTTTTTCATTTAACTGATAACCTATTGCTAAGTTTTCAGTAAGTGATTCTGAACTCCATTCCTGACCTTCTGCAGGTTGTGAAATAGTAGTCATAACACTAATCTGTGCTGATGTTACTAAAGTGCATAACGCAATTAGCGTTGTTAATAATGTTTTTTTCATTTTATATATAATTTTGATTTATAACTATTTTAATAAAGCCATATTACAGGGTTGGCTTTTGATTCATCTATGTCGGCATGAATGAATGAGTCGTGCAACCCAAACCTTCTAAAACCAACAAACCCCAAAGCATCTAGTATTATTGCTCTGCTTTTACTGTCGCTGCATTTTATATCTACAGCTAATCCTTTTATGTGTGATGAGGTTGGATTTTTTTTTGATTCTGGATGATTTTCACATCTATATCCACTAGATATAACGAAAGGCAATTTAGCCATTCCTCTAGCTTCATCTAACATCTCTAATAATTCTGAATTTATATTATTATGATTACAACCACATTTACAAGTAAATTCTTTTCTTTTAAAATATTTTAATGTCATATTATTTTTTTATTTTTTCAAATGACCTGCCACCAAAATAAGCACCTATTACAGTTATTAAAACAAGCTGTAATAAATCCACCCAAGTAGCCTTCACTTCAAATTCAATAACTCCTGCATCTATAAATATAAGTAAAATCGTACTAACAACTAAAAATATTAACACAAGTGGTCTTATATTTTTACTCAACCAACTATCACTATTCATATCTTGAGTCCATCTGCTTGTAACTTCTTTTTGAATCTGCACTTCAAAATCACCTATCATCTGCTCAATTTTTCTTTTTGCTTCTAATCTTTCTTCTTCTGTAGTAGTTAGATTGTCCACTACATCTCCTACTCCTTTTACAAGCTCTGTAGCACCGCTACTAAATATTTTGCCTAATATACTCATTATAATTTTTTAACTAATTTATCTATTTCTTTTTGTATTTTTTTTGGGGTTCTTTTTGGACAAAGTTTAAAACTTATATTACCCTCAAATCTTTTTATTTCTTGACCATTATTAAAAACAATAACAGTAGGTAAAACAGTAATGTCATGGTCTAAAGCTGCTTGGCTGTCTAAATTTATTCTGTAACTTTGTGCATTTAAAATACCAGAAATCCAATTACATTCATTTTTTTTATTCCAATCTGCCCAAAATTCAACTATAGAAATTCCAGACTTAGTTTTATTAAAATCTTTATCATTAACAATAGTTTGTGCTTCACAATGTATTGCTATAACAAAAACTGCAATAAACAATATAGCATAAATCACAACTATTTTTAAATTATCTGCCATAAACTCTGTCTTCTATTCTCTCAAGTGTTTCCTGCATATCTTTAATATCTTCTTGAGTTTGCAGAATAGTGTTTCTTATAAGCTCATCCTTTAATTCGTATTCTTTTTCTGTTATTATCGGTTTTGGTAATTCTTTTGCTACTGCTATTTCTGATTTCAGAGTAAAATACATAGTTGTTACTATTGCGATTGTTGCACCTATTGATACAAGACTCTCAAGAGTTAATTTTATTTTAGTTCCCTTCCCTATTTCCGTTGCCATTTTTTATTTTATTTAAAAATTGATTAAATAAACTTTCAAATTCTTCTTTAATTTTAGATTCTTTTTTCTTATCTATTTGTTCTAACTTTTTAATTGCCCAATTTATACCAGAAGTTCCCCCCCAACAATCCCAAGCAATTCCCCCACAACCTTCATCATAAGGTACATCTTTATGTTGTTGATGCCTTTTAAATGAAGCCATCCTAGCAATCGTTGAACGACTTAGTTTTTCTCTGTTTTTGAGTTGATTGGCTCTTGCAAATCCCACAGGGGTTAAGCAATCATTTGGATTGTCATTTTCATCTAACCATTTTAAAGCTCTTTTAGCATTGTTTGTTGCCGATTGTGGATAATCATTATACGTTTCTTCTGCATAATAGTCTTTATTAGCAGTTTCACACTCTGATTTTGTAGAATATTGACAATCACCAGTTTGTCCAAACTTCCATTTACCATTTTCACATTCGTAACAAGGCATAATTATTTTTTATATAATTTATAAATTTTAACTCCCTTTACTTCATGTACAAATTCTTTTATGTACTTATCATCATCTGTTTTAATCCCTCCCCATTTTGGGTTTTTAGAATTTAATTTACGTTTCTTAGCCATATTCTATCCAGTTACACAAAAGAACTCTACATCTATTGCATCTGTATCTGATGTACCTTTTATAGCTGTTATTTGCTTCCAACTAGCAAAAGTTCTACCTGCTTGGTCTATGTCATATTCATTGTCAAATAATGTAATACATTCTCCTGCATTTAATTTTAAGAAAATTGTATCTGGAGTTGCATCTTCAATTTGTAATGTCATATAGTTAGTGTCATCTAAATTGGTTATTCTAAAGTATTTAAAATTACTTTTGTCTGCTGTTCCTGCAGAGTCTGAAGCTCCAAAATTAAATATAGAGGTTAATGCTGTTGGTATTGACATTATTCTTTGAACAACATTACCATTAGCTGTATATGTTTTTGATATAGTGTTACCATAATCTACTCCATTCAGAGTATATGTTTCTGATACTGTTATTGTTGCATCTGCTGCTTCTACTGTTGTTGCCATGTTTTATTTTTTTTTAATATGTATATGTTTCTACTGTTAAGTTTACAAAAATTTCTGAACCTGCACCACCCCCTTCTTTTATCATAGGAAATAAAATATCTCCTGCTGCTAAAGATGCCGAAGTAATTGTAGTTTCTTCAAATGGTTTTAGTTTTGAATCACTTGTATAAGGTGTTACTGAAATCTCATCTACAACTATAGGGACTATAGCACTTGAATTATTATCTATAGGTGTTATTTTACAAATCGCTATGGTTACAGCATTTCCTCCATCACTTGTTAGCCATCCTTTTATTCTTTGAACTGTAGATGCGAAAGGAACTACATGTCCTGACCCTGCTCTAAACATGTTTTTAGTTGTTATAGAGCCAGAAGCTACAGCAGAATTTCCATAATCTACATCCCATTGAAAGGGTGATTTGTTATCTATTAAATCTTCTCCAAAAGTATAATTAGTTAATCCTGAAGCAATATATCCTTGCATTTTATAATTAGTAACACCTACAAGAGATTTGCTTATCCATTCTAAACTACCATCTATAGTTCCAGAACCATCACTAGCTCCTTTAGATAATACAGTATCATTTGTAGCACCTTCAAACCCCATAGGATTGTGCCTGTTAGAGTCTTGTAAATTTTTATGTTCGTTTGCAGCCATATTTATATTTTATTAACAATCATCACAAGGGCAAAAATCTTTCCAACTTGTGTAAGTTCTTTTATTTTGATAAATACTATCATACATTATAATACCATGATTTTTGTACGCTTGACCTCTAGTAGGTCTGTTTGCTTCATATGTAGGATATAAACCATCTTGGTCTTCATCTTCCATGTAATCAAGCATATCTTTTAAATAGATTTCAGACTTTCTATATGTATCTTGCTTATAAGCATTAAGCTCTGAAGGGTCAATAATACTTGCGAACTCATCAATATTGTTTACTATCCCTGCACTTGTACTATTATTTTGCACTTCACTAATAACCTCAAACCTTACAAACCAACATAAAGTTCTTGTAAGAAAATCATCCATTAAAGTTTGATTTGCAGTAGTTAAAGTTCCATTATTATGTTGAGTTTTAATTTCTTCATAAAACTTTTTACCTAAAGCAGGTTTTATATGTGCTAATTCTGTTAGTAATATAGTATTAGTAGATATTAAAGCAGTATCTGTGTTAGCGTTAGTAAAGCTATTACTTATTACTTCTGCTGCAGTTACTAGAGTTGAATATTGATTTACGTTTGCCATGTATTATTCTTTATTTGTTTCAACTTCTGTTACTTGTAAACTTTTATCTTCATCTGCACCTTCCTCATCATCTCTTGTTACTATAATTTGCTCTCTATCTGTCAAGAACATATTACCTTCTTCTAGCATTGGCAAATCTTCATCTAACATTCTTCTTTGCTCGTTTATAGTAAGTATTTTAGAAGGGTCTATTTGAGTAGCAAAACTGATTGGCGGCTCATATTGAATTAATAATTCTTCTGGTAAATATCCTAATTCTTTAAACAATAATTTTTTTATACCAGTTAGCAGCATATCAGATGTGTCTTTTATAACAGTTGTCATTGCTAAGTCATAAGCTATTCTTATCTCACTACCAGTATTATTCATTTTACCACTAGAAACTAAACCGCTTAAAGATGGTTGCCATCTATGTGCAGTTACAATATTTTGGTCTGTTATACGTTGTAAGTCTATCCAACTACCCTCTTGGTCATCTTTAATAATATTAACATTAGCAGGTGAAGTGTCACCATTTTTTACTATAAACATTATTTTACCATTATTACCATCCCCTACAAATTTCTTTTGAGCTTCTCTAACTAATTCTTTTGCTTCTTTTTCTCCCATATCTCCGCTTATCTCAACTATTGCTGAAGGTTGGAAGCCATTTTTGAATTTAGTATGATTCCATTTACCTATTTCATAATCTACTGCTATATGCTCAAGTGCAGCTACATAATCTGGTAAACCATAAAATGTAAATGTCGGCTCATAATCTTTAAATTGCAATACAAATCTATTACCTCTTATATTTGGATATATAGGCATAATAGATAGTTTGTCTTTCATTGTATTGTACTTTGCCCAATCTGGATGTACATATACTTCTTTTTTATTTTTTGACATTCTAACAGTAGTCGCATCTAAATGATATAGATTTAAACCTCCTTCATAGATAACCCCCTCTACATAGGCATTACCGAAAGTATAATAATCATCTGCTAGTTTTTTAAAGACATCTCTTAATGTTTCTCCATCTGCATTAACATCTTTAATATATTCTTTTAAATCTTCGTTATTTGTAACGAATTTAGCACCACTTGTAAATATAGATTTTTGTGCCAATACACTTCTATGAGTAGAAGATTTACGTTTTAATTCTGCTAGATATTGAGGAAATAAATTATTAGTTCCAAAAGGAATAAATTTAGTTCTAACCCTTGATAAGTCTAAAGGTTCTTCAATGTGTTCTGGTATAGCTAAGTTAAATACACCAAACTCAAAAGTATTACTCTTTTGATTTGTTTTTACTTGACTTTTTCTTGCTTGTTTTCTTTGGCTCATCTTTTTTTGTTGTAGTTGATAATTTTTCTACTAAATTAGTCATACCCAATTCTTCATAAGCGTAAGCTAATTCTTCTTGCGTTGCTATACTCCATTTTAATTTAACACCATCTTTATGTGTTGTTCCAAATGATAATTTTGCTTTGTATTTTGCCATAATTGTATATATTTTTAAATGTCGTGAATCTAATATATTTTTTTTACAATCACACATTTTAAAAAAAAAGATATTAATAGGACAAGGTTAATACTTTTACGAACAAAGTTCAACCTATTAGTATATCTTTAATTTATTATGCTCCTGTTGTTGCAGTTAAAGCTGAAGTATCAACAGTAACAGTACCAACATATTCTCTTGGTAACTCAAATTGTCTTGACATCATATTAACTGTAAGTCCGCTTTCATCAGAATAAGCCGCACCAGTACCACCCTCAAAACCACTAAGATTTAAGAAAGTTTGACTTTTTGCTGCTACATCTTCATTAGCATATTTAGAACTAACACCTAAAACCCACCATTTGCCATTTGTATCTAAAGCCAATCCCATCATACAAGCATTTTCAAAGTTTTTTAATTCTTCCATTTTTGCAGCATCTAGTCTTGGTAACATAAATGATAAGCCACATTCAAAAGCAGTTGAACCATTTTCTTTTGTAGCAGCTATTGTTAAAGCAGGAGTTTCGTTTTTAAATTCATATACAAACCAAGCAGCATCACCCCCTGATTGGATATTTGTTATAGTATGTGCTGTACTTGCACCATAAGTTATTACATCTGCAGTTACCCACTCTCTGATTAGTATTTGTGAAATACCACCTGTTGCTTGTAAGTCTGCACATACAATACCTAAACCTGTATCTATTGCCATGTTATTTTTGTTTTATTAAATTATTAAAAAGTAATTAAGAGAGAGCTTTTACACTCTCTCTATTATTACATTATTGTCTAGTAGAAGATTCCCCATTGAACAAGTGAAGGGTACAAGAATTGTACTCCTAACTTGAAATATCCTCTAAAAAACATTTTTTCTTCTAAATCATCATAGAATACTTTAAATGAACCTTCTGGGTCAGTTACATCAGAACCAACAATTAGGTTCTCAACTGCACAGTAACAAGCTCCTTCTGTTCCGTTAACACCACCTCTCAAGAACATTGCAGGGTCTGTGTCTGCTAAAATAGTATCCCACTCGTACATAGGTACTAATTCAACACCTCTAAACTTAACTACTAATAAACCATCTTGTTGGTTAGTAATTGCTAAGTCTGCAGAAGTTCCTTCTAAGTTTTGCAAGTAAGAATTATAAGTCTTAGGAGATACAAATATCTTCTTGTCTGCTGCAGGAACTTGTTGTAATGCTGCTGGTGCAGAGTCATACATAGTTCTTAAAAGAGAAAGTGCTTCTGCTGCTGTAGGTGCTGTAGGTGCTACTGCACTTATCTCAGTTCTTGACGATAATGGAGTTCCTGAACCCATTAATTTCATCCATCCATCCATTTGGTTGTAATCTGAAGAACCACTTGCAGTATCGCCACCCCATGCTAATCTTACAACATCTTGTGCAATACCATTTACAGCACGATTTACAATCGCATCTGCTAATTGAGTTCCCTCAATATTATTTACATCTACACCGCTTCTATACATTTCCTCAATGTAAGTTCCGTAAAACTCATCAGTACATTGGGATAAAGCCACTCTCATTCTACCTGCAGTTATTACTTTATCATCTACATTAAAAGTTCCTGCTTCATTACCAGCACTACACCCTGCTTGTTTTCTTACTATTTTTGTTAGAGCAGCAGAAGTGTAAACATTCATTTTATGTTTAACATTAGGGATAACTCTATAGTTACGCATAATATCATCACTTCTAAATACTGGCTCATAAAATATTTCGTTTAGTTGTGCGCCACCATAAGTTGCCGCTATACTATTTGTTGCTACATTTGCCATTTTTTTTTATTTTTTAGTTATTAAATTTATTTCTAATTCTTTCAGCCATTGCATTGTAAAAGTTTGCATTAGCATCTTCTTTTTTGTTCTCAACTACTGCAGGGTCACCATCAGTTTCTATTTCAGTACCTTTAGCATCTGCTTTGTTAAGTTTTGCGTTTAACGCTTCAACTTCGTTAGTTAAAGTTTCATTAGTACCTTTAGCAGTAGCCAACTCACTTTCTAAAGAAGTTAATTTGTCTGATAACTCTATGTTTTTAGCTTCAAAATCAGAAATTTTATTCATTATTTCATCATTATCACTAAGAGAAACAGTTATCGCTGTGTCTTTAGCAACTTCTTCGGAAACTTTTACATCAGATTTTACTGCTGCAACAATTTCTTCAACTTTACTATTGAACCATTCTTTTAACTCGTTAGTCATTTTTTTGTTTTTTATGTTAATATTAAATTTGTTTTGAATTTCCTCGTTAGTGATGTTCTTAAATTTAGAAACATCATACTTAGCAGCAATCTTTATAGCATCTGAAATAGTATTAATAAACCCAAGCTCTAATGCTTCTTCTGCATTTAACCAAGTTTCCTCATCCATCATTTCTGCAACTACATCATAAGACAATCCTGTCTTTTTTACATAAATTTCTGTAAGTTCTGTAGAGATTTTTTCAAGAGTAGCAGCAGATTTACGCATATCCTTTGCATCACCCATTGTCCCTCCCCACGCATTATGTATCATAAAAAGAGAATTTTCAGACATAACAACCTCATCTGCACCTAAAGCAATAATAGTTGCAATACTTGCTGCTATACCTTCAATATATACTGTTGTGTTGTATTTTCTTTTTTTAATTACATTGTAAATCGCCATACCATTAAACACATCTCCACCCAAACTGTTTATGCGTATATTAATAGGCATGTCTTTTAAATCTTTGATTTCAGCAATGAAGTCTTGTGCAGTTACACCATAAGCTCCTATTTCATCAAAAATGTAAACATCAGCAGTTTCACTCGCTTTGTTTTGTATGTTATACCAGTTATTTTTCATAGATACAAAAATAGAATATAATCTATTTTATATTTACCTAATTTATCTACAAAACTTTTAGTAAGTTATATTGTTCATAGGAATAGATTTTTTTCTCTCCTTGTAAACAATATTTTGTGCTTGACTCTCACTTATTTCATACTTAATAGATAAGTCCATAAAAGTGCAAGTTCTACTACCCTCATTCCCAACTAACATTCTATCAAAATCTACAATTATCATGTAATTTCTGACTCTTTTCGGCTCAATAACACCTTTTTCAACTAGATGTCTAATCATATCTTTACAGGTAGGCGCATCTCCAAACTTTTTCTCAAGCTCTACACCAACAGTTTCAATGTAATCATAGACTACATCTACTTTATTTTGTCTTTCTTTTTTTTGTGCCAACAGTTTTAGTTTTTTTTACTTCTTTAGTAATTTTCCATTCCTCAACCATAGTTTCCCAAAACTTATTTACTGCTTTTCTACAAGAACTGCAATTAACATCTTGCTTGTGTGTGGGAAATAATATATGCCATTCTGCATACATTAAGGTTAATGAATTTGACTCATACTTTGAAAAATTATTCATGTAATTTTTGTTTTTTTCAACAGCATCAATCATCATTTGTTTTTTATTTTTGTCGTAGTTTTTAGCTATTTCTTTTAAATCCATATGTATTTATTTTACCATTTGTTTAAAGGACACTTTCCAAAAAACTCTTTGGTTAAAGATGTTTTTGCATCTAGGAAACACTTGCATTTTGCACATCTTGCTCCTGTATCTATTTTTGGGTACTTTAACATTAAAAAGTTTCGGTACATATTACAACTTTTACAAATAGATAATCTTTCTAATTTGGTTTTTTTATTCACAAACATTTGTTAATTTTTTTTATAATTTTTAATAAACTCTAGTATGATGTTGATTTTTTCTTTTATATCCTGCATGTTTTCTGCATTTTTCTCATGATGTTTAGAAAATGTATTTTTAACTTCATGAATACTAAAAAAGAAAAATTTATATAGTGCGTATAAAGCACCAATGAGTAAAACTAATGTTAACCCATAACTTTCTATAATTTTAAATATTTCTTCCATAATTGTTTTGTTTAAAATGTTACTTGTGATTCTATTACGTTAACAGATTGTTGTGCTTGTGTTATATCTGCTTCTACCACAACTACCTTACTTTGTTGATTCATAGCACCCATCATTTGGCTTTGACCTGCTGCATCAAATTGTTGCTGTGTAAATGATGGCATATTTAAAAGACCTCCATCTGCAAATTTAACACCTCCTCCTGCAGAGTTCATTGCTGATAGTTGATTTCTAAACATTGCTGTACTTCTTTTATTTATTACTGCTTCACCTCCTTCTAATTCTACTACTCTACCCCCTACTGCAAACTTCTCTCCTCCATTAGCATGTGACCTTCCATGTACCATACCTCCATTAGCGTATTTATCAACAATACCGCCATTACCAAATTCATTTGGTATCATAGACATACCTCTATCTACTAACTTACTAATCATTATACCTGCAGTAGCACCTAATATTAGGTTGGCAGGAAATGGAACAGTTTTTATGATTTGTGCTATTTGTGTTGCTACCGCTTCCATTATTTTTGCTCTTATAACTGATTTAACTGCTTGTTCAGCATTTTGACCAGATAAAGCTGCAGTCATTATGTCTTCCTCTAAAGCAATTTTTTTATCTTTAGATGATTGTTCTGCTAACTCTTTTTCTAAATCAGTTATTTTAGTCATTATTCTTGTTCTTTCTTCTCCACTTATTGCTAATTGGTTCAATAATAATCTTAAATCATTTATTTCTTGCTGTATTAATTCTCTCCTTACATCAGCAGCTTCTTCCTCTGTAAGCTGCCCTTGTATCATTTGATTTAATTTAAAATCTAAAATCTCCCTGTCTATATCTAATGTAGCTTTTTTAGCATCTTCTACTTTTTTAGTTTCTATTCCTAAGTTTTTTAATCTATCTATTTCTTTTTCTATACTTTCTATTTTTCTGTTTTTTGCAGTTATTTCAGCTTCTGTAGTTTCTGGCATTCTATTAGCTATATCTAATAACTTTTCTTGCTGTACTATTAAAGACCTACCTTCTTCAATATCTTTTTTATTTTGTGTTTCTTCATCTCTCCTGTTTTGACTTCTTAAATTTATTAATTTTGCATAATTTTGTCCCTCTAAGTCAATCCTCTCATTTAATCTTTCTATATTATCTTTATGGTCTTTTATTTCCTTTTCAGTTAAATCAACTCTACCCCTATTATAAGCATCTAATACTTTTTCTCTAGCAATTTTTTCAATTTTTAATTGGTCAATTATAGCTCTTGAATTTTTTACTGACTCTCCTACTCCTTGATTTATTACTTTATTTAATTTCTTCTGTGCTTCTGTCACCTTATCTGTTGAGTCTGCTGCATCACTTGCTGCTTCATCTACCAATAACCATTTAGCCAATAATGTACTTAGACCCACAATTAAAAGTCCAACACCTGTTCTTGCTATTGCCCTAGTAAATGCAGTTACTGCTGCAGTAGCACTTATTGTTGCTGTTGTAAATGCAGCTTTTGCTGCTGTAAGAGCAATAGTACCTAATTTGTAAAGACCTATAAATTTAATTACTTTAACTACATTTTTTATAAGTTTAACTATAACATCTGAATTGTCAGTTAATCTATTGAAAAATTCAGCTAGTTTATTAACTAAATCTGTTAACCCAGAACCTAACTTATCTGTTAATTCAATAGCCAATCCTTGAGTTGCAGAAGTTAATCTCTTAAATGACCCCTCTAAAGTATCTCCTACAATGTCAGCCATTCTTTTTGCTTCACCACTAGCATTATTAAAATCAGTAGTTAATTGTTGAATCCTAGCAGAACCTTCTATCATAGTTCTAAATGCTGCTACCTGTCTTAAATCAACAAGTTTCATTATTTCTTCGTTATCTAAACCTTCTTTATTTAATATAGTTAAAGCTCTTTGTAAATCTTCACCACTTTGAACTGTAAATCCTAAATGTTTTGAAAGGTCTGAAGATGAGTCTTGCATTTTTAAGAAAATATTTCTTAATGATGTACCTGCAATAGATGCTTCAATACCTGCATCTGTAAGAGTACCCATAACTGCTGTAGTTGCTTCCATAGATATTCCTGCTCCTGCTGCAATAGGAGCAACTTTAGTCATGGAAGTTTGGAATTTTTCTATATCTAATGCAGAAGACCTAAATGCTACTGCCATTACATCTACAATTCTACCTGTTTCTGAAGCATCCAAACCGAAACCTCTAACACTAGCACCTGCTACAACTGCTGCCCTACCTAAGTCAGTATCTGTTGCTGTTGCTAATAAAAGTGTTGCTTCTTGAGCATCTAATATTTCTTGAGTAGAAAAACCTAATTTACCAAAGTTAGTTTGTAACTCTGCAACTTGTTGTGCGGTAAAGAATGTAGAACGACCTAACTCCTTAGCAGTTTTACTTAACACTTTAAAATCTTTATCAGAAGCACCAGTTACTGCTCGTACTTTAGCCATTTGAAATTCAAAATCTCTAAAAGACCTTATAGCACTACCAACAACTTGATTTATTGTTCTAAAAGCAACTACTGCAGCAGTTATTCCTGCAGCCATTTTACCAAAACCTCTGGTAACACCACCTGTTCTTTTTTCTAGTTTATCTAAATCTTTCTGTCCTTGTACGACTACCTGTACTACTATCTTTTCTGTATTTGTTGCCATATATATTAAATATTAAAATGCTTCTGTAACATTTGTTTTTGGATTATTTTTTTTAATTTGTTTGCTTATCATTCTCGCCACATCTACTCCTATTGAAGGTGCTAATTTATTTACAACCTCATCTTTGTGTTTTCTTGCAGTATAACCTGCAAAATCTGTTCTTCTTAATTTTTTACTATTACCCTCTGTCCAATAAACGTATGGTCTACCATAACCTCTTTCTTTTAATTTTCTAAATATAGGTTTTGCAGCAGTTGGTGGAAACCCCTTAACAGATGCCCATTTTTTTATTGCAGATAAATTTGCTGGTTCAGCAAACTTAGGATTGTTTACTGCTTTCCAATAGCTAACAGAAGAAATTACATTTAAAACATTATTTTTACTAACCTTATAATTTAAACCTCTGCTTAATCTTCCAGTAGCAACATGCTTTTGGTCAATAAGCTCTTGTTGTAACCCTTTTCTAAGTATTCCTCCTACTTCATGCAATGTTCTATTTGTGTGTTTAAAATCCATTATGCTGTAGGTATTTCTGGGTCATCTCCATCTTCATTTTGATTTTGAATATTAAGTTTATACAAATTAGAATAGTTGTTATTATTATCTGTAGCTTGTGAAGGAAC